TTGGCAACTATGCGGCCAACGCAATACGGACCACCTTACCCATGGACCGGCCATGCGCGAGGTAAGCCACCACAGGCACCGACTTATCCCAACAAGCGCGGCACCCGTTACACGTGCCCCCGTTGTCGTATGCTTCGCAGGCTTTGGCACCGGCAGGCACCGACTCAGGACCAGGGACAATAACGGACCCATGGGTGCCAGGCAGGAATTCACCCAGGACAGAATCAGAGCTGGGGCGGACCATTACGTTTGGCAGGGCCTGCATAGTTTCCAGGACTTGGCGGAACTTGGGGAACTTGTGCATCCGTGTGGGCAACCAATGATTACACCAGGGTGTGCGCTGCATAATCTCCAGGATCTTTTCGGCCAACGGCAGGGCGTACATATCGCCAGAGTCGAACCAACGGAAATAACGCGAGTCGTCCAGGGCTTTGACCATATCGTCCACCCAGTCCAGGCGCTGCCAGTCCAGGCGGTTTGCCTCGCGTGGTTCTTTGACGTTTGAGAACCGATAGTTTCCCTGGGTGGCATAGCAACCCTTGCAGGCATCCACCAGGACACCAGGTGCACCGAACGAACCAGGGCAAGTGTCACGGGCTTGGAGAGACCAGGATTTGATTCCATCAAGTTTGGAGGTTTTGGAGAGCGAAACGGCCATGATAGTGGTCCTTAAAATGATTGAAGAGAATGATTGTCTAATGGCAACAATTGCCAGTTGTCAAGTGATTATGCCACGAAACAATAGGCCACCAGGCAGAAGATTGTGCCGTAGGTGAGAGCCAGGGCGAGGTGCATCAGAGCGGAGAGAGCGAGTTGTTTAGGTGTAGGCATTGTGAGTCCTTAGGGTTGATCATTGAGAGAGAGAAGGAAACCAACGAAAAGCAGAACGACTGCGATTGTGGCGACATAAGCGAAGAGAGGAGACATTGTGCGGCTCCTTAGGATTGAACACGGGTGGCCACTACACGGCCCCAGAGGTTCTTAACTTGTGCTTGAGGTGCACAGCAGGCCAACCATGCGAGTGCTTCGCTCTTGGTCCAGGTGCGTTGACGTGTGCCGTAGTTGTCAGTGATTAGGTACATAGCAGGGTTCCTTAGGTTGGTTTGTGAGGCCCTCAAAATTCGAGGCCTTCACATATATAGCATAATAGAATCGTGCCAGCTTTTGGAAAGTCCTTTAAAATCAACAACTTAAAACTTGGAGTTTGTACCCTAATAGGGAAAACCCTTAGTACTCTTGTAGTAATCTTTTGAAAACGCACCGATGTAACTTGTGGGGTGCTTGTGGTGCTCGCATGGTGTGCTTAGGGTCAACTTAGGGTGCCTGTGGATAACTTGTGGACAACTCGAAAGGCCACCGATGTATCAAGGACCGTAGTTAGTATACACTAACTTAGCCCTCAGCACACCGGCAGTAGTCACCAGGTAACCCCTCAGGCACCCACATTCTAGCTTCTAGAGCTAGCGTTACCCTATATAAATCAACAACTTACGTGCACTTGCGCCAACTTTGAGCCAACCTATATGCGCGAGCGTGTGCGATCACGCGATACCGTGCGCGTTAACGTGCGTGTGTCGCGAGGGGCCACGGGGGGGAAGTCGCCATCGCCCACGTTCGAGGTAGGCTCACAAATTTTTTCAGTGAAACATTTGGGACCCCTACGGCTGAACCTTCGGGACACCTTCTAGTCCTTCCCAAGACTAGCGGCTAAAGGCTCATGCGTAAGGACCCCTAAGGATACCTTCTGTGACTCTTGGTGAGTCCTTCATGTGCTTGCCACCATTACTCCAGATTTCAGGTCTGGATGGTACACATCAGATAGGCATCATTAGGAACCCTCAGGAAAGCCTCCAGGAACCCCTAGAAGCCAACATTACGTTCAACCCAAGGCTACCCCTCAGGTCATCCCTACAGCTCCTCTACGGGGCTATACTCTTCTGGTTTACTCATGATGATGGTATTACCTAAGGAGAAACTTAGAGTAACACCTATAGAGAACCTATAGTTTAATCCTAAGTAACTATATGCTAGCCACATAGGCTTCTAGCTTCCCCCCCCTACCCCCCATAGATATGAGTGAGTAGAGGCAGTTAGCTAATGAAGCCTACGCAGTTAGATGACCTAGGATAGAGATCGTCTACATGCTGAGCACACATTAGGAACCAGCCTGGTCCAAAGACCAGCACCTAATTGGACCGTGTGCCCAGATAGATGTTCCCCCGGAAAGTATTCTTTCCAATTGGGCAACCTAAGCTCGGGACATCCATGTAGTCTGGGTAGGCTTGTAGCCCAAGACACCACCCATGAACTTCTTCAGTTCCTTCTCAAGGGCCACAGACTTGATGTCGTCAGCAGCCTTGTTGTTGTCCCTGGCCATGGATTCAGTCCAGTAGGCTACAGCGATAGCCAGTGCATCCAATCGGTCATCATGCACCAGGGCACCACGATCTCGGGTGAGTCGGGTCATCTGGTAGAACAATGATTGCTTGATGTCTTTGGCTGTATCGAAGTCCTTCTGGATCACCCTCTGGTCCACAATGAGCCTATGAGTGCTCATCACGGGTTCCAGGGTGTCGATGATACGAGCTTCCTTCTGAGTGCTGTGCTTCACCTCTTCCACGGTACATGGGTAGATGCGAGCCAGGACAGGCTTGATGAGCTGGGTGAACATGCCATCACCAAAGTTAGCTTCGATGATGATGTACTTCACCTGGTTCCTCTTAGCCGCATAGGCCAGGGCTTCCAGTGTCTCCATGTCGTAGCCACCAGTGATACCGCCTGCTTCCGTGAGGAACAGGTTACCGGCCAGAGCTTTCACACAGGCATACCCAGTCTCGTCCTTACCACGACCTGAGGGGTCGATGGACATGACAGAGCCGGTGTACTCGGACATCTCATCGGTGTGCCACATGGGTCGATAGAAGCGGTCACCAGTCAGAGCCACGTTAGGCAGATCGTTGATGCACAACTCAGGTGCAGCAGACCATGCCACCTTCAAGTGGGCCATCATTGGGTTCAGGTTCTGGATGACCAGGTCACCAACCTTCAGTGGGTACCTATCGGCATCACTGAGTGACGTGTCGAGTTGGAACTGCAGGGCAAAGCCAGCCTTCCCGTAGGAGGCCTTACGCTCCATCAGATCTTCCTCGCTAAAGCGTCTCGGATCGGTGGGCTTGTTGGCTTGCTCAGAGTCAGCCTCAAGGGCCTTGGTGATCATCGGTGCCAGAGCACCTTTGTACTTGATGACCGTCTTGATCTCAGGGAACAGAGCTGGCCAGATGCGGACTTCGTATCCACGCTCAGGCAATTGGTTGTAGAGGGACATCTCTGTCTGGGGTGTACCCAGGTACAGGATGCGGCCACCTGGTTTCAGAATAGCATCAAATTCCTTCACAGACTCAGAGAGCTTGTCTCGCATCATCTGTGTGGCTGAGTTGTTGGGAACCTCTACGTCATCGGCAATGAGGATGTCTGCACGGGAACCCGTGATCTGGCCGGTGATACCGACCGACTTGACACTGGGAGAATGATCAGGAGTGGCAGGACCAACATCAAAAGCAATAACCGAATCCCTTTGGCCATCTTGCGGCTTAAGGTGTTGGAGCATTGGAATTTCATTGATGAGTCGCTTTACGAAAGTTGAGAAGGCATCAGCACGTTCCTTCGAGGCTGACACCACGAGGATCTTGAGCTGGGGATTGTTGAGCAGCAGCCAACATACGAAGGCCGATGTGATCCACGATTTGCCTACCCCTCGAAAAGCCTCGATGACAGACCGGCGTGGTCCATTCTGTAGGTAGTTGGCGATGTCGTATTGGACGGGTGTTGGTTCAGGAAGTCCTAGGTGTTTCCACACCACGTACATGAAGATCCTGAAGTCAGCTAAGGCTGGATGTTTGGTTGGGGTCATAGATTGATTAAAAGGGGTCAGGAAGACGTTTTCAGAGTAACCCTAGGGGTTAGCCTAGGATTACCGAGAAACAGCCTTGGAGAGCGTTTAAATGAGTTTTGCTTTCAACTCATTGAGACCACCAATGAACGTGTCGCCTTGATAGATTGCAGGGACACTTCGATGCTTCTCTTTGAAGTCATCTAG